CTGGTATCGGTCCTGCCTTGGACGCAGGTGTGTAAAAACCTTGGAGGTTCAAATCCTCTCACTCCGACAAGTAGTTGATTTTAAAGGAGATTCATCATGAAGAAAGACATAGACATATCCGACATACTTATGCTCCGTAGCGCAGGTGTGCAGGAGAGTCTTATAAACTCTTGGGCTAGATTGGCCTTCACGGATAGGATCGTTACCTATACGGAGTACCAAAAATAAAATATTTTATCGAACTTTTATAAATAAAATTAACAGCACATGTTAATCTTAAATATAGGAGTTTGAAATGAGCAGACAATCACAAGGAGTAAAAACATGGAGAAAAAATTGTAAACAAAGAATCATTGATGCAATGGGCAAAAAATGTCAAATTTGCGGATATAATAAATGTAATAATGCATTAACGCTTCATCATATTGATCCGACAAAGAAAGAATTATCATTTGGAAATTTAAGAGCAAATCCTAAATCTTGGGAATTGGTGATAAAAGAATTGAGAAAATGTGTTTTGTTGTGTTCAAATTGTCATATGGAGATTCATCATGGCATAACAATATTACCTACACATTTTTCAATTTTTAATGAAGATTTTGTTGATTATACAAATATGTATGAGACTGATGATTGTCCAGTATGTAGAAAAGAAAAACCTATATTTCGACAAACATGTTCATTATCTTGTGCAGGAAGATTAGGAAGAAAAATTGACTGGACCGCAATAGATTTGAAGACTTTATTGATTACTAATTCTATACCTGTTATATCAGATTATTTGCATATAAGTTCGTCAGCAATATATAAGAGAATGAATAAAATAGGAATAAAAACAACATATAATCAGAAATTAATAATACAAACAGGAAACAAAATTAGACCAAGAAAGTTTGAAATATCAAAAGAAGACCTTTATAAATTAGTATGGGAATATCCAACAATAGAAGTTGCTAAAATGTTTTCGGTTTCTGATTCTGCTATAGGAAAACGATGTAAATTGTTAGGAATTAATAAACCACCTAGAGGATATTGGGCAAAACAAAATAAAATTATTCCAGTGTTAGCCTAGTTGGAAAGGCAGTCGGCTGTGGTCTGATAAGGAAGTTATTCCGTTCGATTCGGATAGGACAAGAGTAACCGACCATGAAGATAAAACTTCTCGCAGGTTCGAGTCCTGCCGCTGGAGCAAGAAATAAAATTAGCGGGATTGGTATATTGATTGTGCCTTGGCCTTCCAAGCCAAAGAAAAGAGTTTAATTCTCTTATTCCGCTCCATAATTTGCCCTTGTAACCGGGGAAGGTTTCTACCCTTTTAGCCGTAGCAGGAGTTGTGAACGGGAGTTCGAATCTCTCCAAGGGTGCTAGACAATTGAATATGCTCCTGTACCCCAACAGGCAGAGGGATCGGGCCTAAACCCCGTTCAGTTTCGGTTCGAATCCGAAGAGGAGTACCAACATGGCTGACTACCCCAATTGGCAGAGGGATTAGGCTTAGACCCTATTCAGTGTCCGTTCGAGTCGGACGTTAGCTACCATGCTCCTGTACCCCAACAGGCAGAGGGATCAGGCTCAAACCCTGTTCAGTTTCGGTTCGAATCCGAAGAGGAGTACCATTGAAGGGTAGCTCAGAGGAAGAGCAGACGGATGATAACCGTCAGGTCGAGATTTCGAAATTCTCTCCTTCAACCAATAACAATGTGCTCCTTTGTGTGAAACGGTATCACGCTTGCCTGATTAGCGAGAATTCGAGGTTCAAATCCTTGAAGGAGTACCAATTTTGTTAAACATAGTAGCTTTCAACATTCCGAAAAATAATACAAATGCTGGAAGAAGTTGAAACAATACTATTAAAGCTAAGAATCCTACAAACAGTAATACTAAAATTGGACTACAATATACAGATACCATGATGTTTCTCCTGGGTATTTAGATTTTAATATACAACATGCATATTATATACCAAGTTATAACTTATTAATATTATTGAAGTTACAAATTTCAGATAGTCCAAATAGTATAAAATAACTATACTATCTTATTTTAAATTTATTTTCTTGACTTTATTTTAAATTTATGCTATTATACATTCATAAGTTGTTAAATAAAACCAAGGAGATACTTAATGGCATTCATTCCTTCAACACAGCAGAGCAGATACTTCGGTTGGATAGTTAACGAAGACGGTTCTTGTGTTCTTGAAGCGGTTGCTGGATCAGGTAAAACAACTACTCTGATCGAAGGATTGAAGTTAATGTATGGTGACATTTTCTTTGGTGCTTTTAACAAAGCTATTGCTCTTGAGATTACTGAAAAGGTTGCCAAACTCTGTCTCTCTAATGTCAGTGTCTCTACAATACACGCAGCAGGATTTGCTATATGGAGAAAAGTTGCTAGGAAAGTAGTTGTAGATAACAATAAATGCCGTGACATCTTTCGCAAAATTGCTGGTTATGACAAAGAAATCCACAAGCTCTGTAATGCAGTTCTTTCGTTAGTATCTTATGCCAAACAAGCTGCTCTTGGTTATGACAGTGACGATATCTTTGCAGCTATCAAAAGCAATACTGCATGGGAACAGATGATCGATCATTACAATGTTGATTGTCTTGAAAGAGAAATAGAAGTAATTGCTCTTGCTAAAGAAGTTCTTTTAAAATCTAATATGTCTGTCTGTGAACTGGTTGATTTTGATGACATGATTTATGCTCCTCTGATCAACAAAACAAAATGCCCGAAATACGATTGGGTTTTGATTGATGAAGCACAGGATACAAACGCTTCTCGCAGAGCTTTAGCTCTCATGATGCTCAAGGAAGGTGGCAGGTTGGTAGCAGTTGGTGATCGGCATCAGGCGATTTATGGTTTCACTGGTGCTGATAGTGATGCTCTGGATATCATAGCTAAAGAAGTTTCGGCTATTCAGATTCCCCTGACTGTTTCTTATCGCTGCCCGAAAAGTATTGTAATCGAAGCACAGCAGTTTGTAAGTCATATCGAAGCTCATGAATCAGCTATAGAAGGTATTGTATCTCATCTTAATGATCATGATGATATTACACAGATAGCAAAAGTTGGTGATGCGATTCTCTGCCGCTTCAATGCTCCGATAGTTGAACTTGTTTATAAGTTCATTGCAGCAGGAATTCCTGCTAAACTCGAAGGTCGGGAGATTGGTAACAATCTTAAAGCTCTGGCTAAAAGGTGGAAGATCGTAACTCTGAATGCTCTTGAAAACAAACTGAGCGAGTATCGTGATCGTGAAATCAAGAAAGCTCGTCTGAAAGAAGAAGAAGGTAAAGTAGTAGCAATCCAGGATAAAGTGACTTGCATGTTCATTCTGATCAATCGTGTACGGTCAATCAATCCTTCTGCTACCATCGAAACACTTTGCACAGAGATTGATAACATTTTTGAAAACAATGTTGATAGTGGAAAAGTTCTTCTTTCGACAATACATAAATCAAAAGGTCGGGAATTTGATAATGTATATTGGATTCAAGGTTCTGCAAAATGGGCAAAAAAAGATTGGGAAAAACAAACAGAACTAAATTTATCGTATGTTGCTATAACAAGAGCAAAACAACATTTAATATTAGTACCTGAACAACCAAAAAATTAGTTTAATTAAACTTACGACCAAGAATCCATCCAACAGGTTCTTGGTCTGGAATAAAAGTGGAAGATGATATTCCATTATTATACCATTTTTTACCATACATTCCATTTTTATTACCTTGTTTAGCTTTACTTTTTCTTTGTAATTGTTCTTCTGATAAATGAGATTGAATATAAGATATTTTAGCTTTTGATTCTTTGGTATGTTTATTTCCCGGTTTTCCTTTTTTGGCTAATGAACATTTTTCTTTTGTGATAGGATTAGACATAATAGATTTCATTTTTACAGAGTGTACCGAACAATCTAAAGCTGTCCATTGTCTTCCTTTTCTGCCAGAAAGTGATTTTGATATTTGTAATCTGCTATAAGTTGACATAGATTTGCCTTTTCTAGAAGAAGGAATCGATCCTCCTAATACAATATTATAAGTATCTTTACGATTAATAAAGTATGTGTCTACTATTTGAGATTCTATTTCATATGCTTGTTGTTCATTATAACAATAGTGTAAAATAATACGATTGAAATTTTCTTTACCATATTTCTTAACTGCAAGTTTGAGTTTATCGCCAGAACCTAAATATCCATCATCAAGATTCCAGGTAGAATGAACACCGACATAGATTTTATTATTAACAAGATTTCGAGTAAGATATACAAGATAATACATAGATATTGCTCCTCATAAATAGAAACGGCAAGGACAGCAGGATTGCTCCCCTGTTTCTGGTATGTTGGTAGCATCCAGATTACTTGCTCAATATTATTTATATAAAAGAAAAGAATTGACAAAGAGTTTAAAGTGTGGTAGGATGATTTATAAGTTCTACCATAGAAAGATCAGGGTTGTTTGGGATCAGGGCATGGCTTCTGAGGTCCGAACGTAAAAAGTCAACCAGACTTTTCCGAAGAGTTTAGTTATGTGTTACTGGCAATGTAACAATGTGGGAAGCTTGCAACTTCTGCGAATATTGAAAATGTGAACGGATTAAGTAGTTCGGTCAGATTGCCTATCTGAATGAAAATGATCATCGCCAGCTTTCAATATTGTTCCTAATTCAAACTTAGGGCATAACTTTAAAAGTTTTGTAGCAAGATGAAATGAGATAATGTATCGATGATTATGAAATAGTGTCTGTAGCTCAGTAGGTTAGAGCACCTGCGGAAGCGGGGTGTCGTTGGTTCGATTCCAACCATTCATGAAAAGTAATCACTTACAAATTTCTGAAGATACTAGGAACTTCTATATCTTGCTACAAACCGGATTATCCCAAGACACTTCCTCATTCCTGGCCGGGAAGGAAGAAAGATAGCATCTCAGGGTGCTTATGGTTAAAATGTTAGTTCAACTCTAACTCTTGGGGCCAAATTGGAAATACAGTAAGCGAAATGGCAGCTACCTTGAACAAGGTGTCTAAGGAATGATTCTAGAGAATACTTAGAAACAGAACGTAGTGGTTCTTCTTTTCCAATTTATTTTGCTGATGATTCCCATAGTGCTACAAAGGCCGGGAACGAACAAACAATAAGAGGACTGTCTGAAGGGGCAGAACCCTGTCGGTGTAAAAGAAAGAAGGTACATATGCTAGGAGCAATAACCGGAGACATTGTAGGATCGATTTACGAATGGAATAACATAAAGACAACTGAATTTCCTCTTTTTCAAAAAACTTGTTTCTTTACTGATGATACAGTGTTAACTGTTGCATTAGCAGAATCAATTTTGACGAGTAGAAATTATGAACATCTGATGCGAGAGTACGTTGTTAAATATCCAAAAGCTGGATATGGCGGAAGTTTCCAGAAAACAGGACATGACCTCCGGTCAATAAGACCGCTATATGTTGATTTGCTAAAATAAGTGCTTGACTTTTCATCGCTTATATGAATATTTACAGCTTCGTGTTGGTGGAGATAAATATTCTCCTGGAAAGAAGGTTCCAACAATGAAACACTTCGATAAATTGATTAAGAACATTGAAAAGAAAACGGGGATGTCAATTGAAGACATCAAGTTGAAGTCTCCGGAACAGCAGCGTGATTTCTTTTCAAAAAAAACTGGCAAGCCTCTTGAGATCATCACAGAGTTTCCATTCATAGGCCGTGGTAACGTTCTGAGGGGTGGGCTTGTGAGCTCCTCCAAGATCAATAAAGAAATAGATAAGATCTTGGGGTTGTGAGTGAACGTAAGCGAAGTTTTTAATGTTCCATATGGTAGTTGGGGCAATGGTGCAGCAATGAGAATTAGTCCTGTAGGATGGTTCTATGATACAATGAAAGATACTTTAAAGATGGCAAAAGAATATACAGAAATTACACATAACCATCCAGAAGGAATCAAAGGTGCTCAAGCAACAGTGGCAGCAATCTTCATGGGGCGAAACGGATTCCCTAAAGAAGAAATAAAGGATTATGTAACTTACTGGTTCAAATATAATCTTTCGAAAACTTGTGATGAAATCCGACCAGGATATAAGTTCAACGAATCCTGTCAAGATACAGTACCACAAGCAATCACAGCATTTCTTGAATCTACTGATTTCGAAAGTGCGATCCGTCTAGCAATTTCTTTAGGTGGAGATTCAGATACTCTTGCTTGTATCACAGGCGGAATAGCTGAAGCATTTTATGGTATGCCAGAAGATATAGCTACTCAAACATATTCTTTTTTGGACTATCATCTTTTACATGTAACAAAAGAATTTAAAAAAGTTATTGACTTCAAATAAAAAGTATGATAGGATAGCTTAATATGAAAGTTTACACCATCGATAGTTTAGACGATGAACTTCAAATACAAAGAGCAATCAATACAGTAATTGAAGATCAGTCTATTAACGAAGACAAAATTGTAAATGTTCAAACGATAAAACAGAATTCTGTAGGTGAAGTAGAAGTTTGGATTTTTGTAAGAAATTAGAAGTATAAATATAAATAAAAGAAAGAGGATTTAGCATGACTTCATTTACCTGTAAACATAGTTTTTGGTCACAATCTAGTCGTTCTGATAAAGAACAGACACAGGGGAATCTTTATGCATAAAATCTAAACTATATAACTAGATTTAAAGTATAAAGAAAAGCCCTTG